ACTTTAAAGAATTAATTATGGACGACAACTGCCCAGCATTTATGTACCTAGATCCTCCATATTTCATCAAGGGCAATGAGATGTATCAGCATGGATTCAGCATTGAGGACCATGAAAGGCTTGCTGATTATTTGCGCAAAACAAAACACCGATGGGTATTATCCTACGACGATTGCGCAGAGATACGTAAGTTATATAGTTGGGCAACAATTAAAGAAATAAAACTTAAGTACACAATAAATACGGTAAGAAACAAGGTAGAGCTGTTAATTACTCTTTAATTCGAAAGTCTTCAGATATACTTTTGTTCCAGTCGCTACGGAGTTTATTTATAGCTTCACCTGGTATTTGACTAACAGAGGTGGGATAGACCAGTTGTAACATCTTATGAATGCTATCTGGTTTAGGTATTTCTTTAAAGATAGCAACTATTCTATTAGATCCCTTAAATCTTATGGGTTCATTAGAACGAGCAGTGAAGTTGAATAAATCCGATACTTCCCCGGGACGCGCTAGTATATGTAAAGTGCGCGTCATTTGATCCTGATACTGTTTAAAATCTTGTTCTGCCTGGGCACGAATAGGTTGAGGAACTTTGCCAAAACCAAAATCATAAGCAGCAACTCTATCCCAATCACTAACGTAAGCCGCCTGCCGGGCTGCTGCTATTATAAAACCATCACTTAAAAGCTGCCTAACTCGTTTAATAACGTTAGGATGAGGTTTACTTTTTAAACTTGTAATAATATGATTTATATTATTTTCAATATAATCCTTTTTGATTTCTCTAGTACGTTCGTCCGGATTGCTGATAGCTTGAATATATGCAGCTCCAATTAAAAAGTCAGAAAAATGAGAAGGAAGAGGATTTCTCAATCTCAATAAAGCATCTTCATCAGCTACCAATGATTGAGGCTGTACAGATACTATTACCAAAATTCGGGCTAGACTACCTCTACGATTGCCAGCTCCCAAAGCGGTAAGCAAATTGCCAGTCAAATATATGCTTTGCAATGATTGGCGCGATGGCATGTATATGCTAGCGTCAGAATCTTCTGCCCACGCTCTTTCTTTTGGATCGGGGATAAGACCTTGACTAAAAATGCTGGGTAAAACATTCTCAGCAGTACCGTGATATAAATAAATCGACTGAGCCTTAGCAGCCTTTTCAAATAAAGAAGCTAGCCTATCTATCTTATCCCACATATACATATATGAGATTAGTCACGGTGAATTCTTAGCCCAATAGCGCTCCTAATATTGTAATGAGCACCAATATAATTAAAAAGACTGCGCCGATTGGCCAAAGTGCAGCATTAATAAATACTCTACTTAATGGGTTTTCAGTGACACCAGCACACATGGCGCCTAAAATAAGCAGTACAACAAATACTACTATATAAATTATAATCCAAGGAGTCATTAAAAAATTCCGTACCCTCCTATTCGGATATGATTTTCTTCATGACTAACGCGCTCCCATTCGAACGTATCGTCGCCTAATTTAACGATATCTAAATAAATATCAACAAAACCTTCTTCATATATTCGATGATCAGAATAATCTATACAAGAGGTATCTACTCCCGCCTCTTCTAACATGTCAGTCTGTTCCTGATCTATAGAGCACCCACTATAATCATCAAAATCTACACCCACTTCCTCTATAAAAGAGAATCCAACTTTTTTAGTCCCTACAATATAAGCCTCGTCCATCTCAGGTTTAGTGAGATTACTACGTATAGTAGTGATAGAAGCTCGTCCATGACCATCATGCGACCAATCACCAAGAATTAAATTGATTATATTATTCAAACCTGAACTCCACAACTGGCAAAAAACGAATTCATTTTACTGTACTCACACGATTTTTTGCGTACATCTTGTAAATAAGTATCGTAAACTGCTGTTTTTATAGTTCTAAATTTGGGCAAACGCATAGTCCCAAAAGCGTTTTTATAATCATTTTTCAATGACACCCAGCTAGCAAAGCCACGCAGCTCACACTCCATTTTTACCCGGTCAAACAAGACGAATGCTATAACATCACTATCTTTGCCACTAATGAATAGATCGTCACATCCGCTATGTTTCTTACCAGACACTGCTCCCTCTATTGTGTTGGGTTTAGAATCGGTACCAATGTTAAACACAAACGATGCTCCATACTTGTCAGCCGTTTCTTTTGTACAACTCTTGACTGCCACGTCTAATTGTGTGCCAGTGCCAACAATACTACGATCCAAAGAGTAAGTCAAGTTCCATGGTGCGCTGAAGTTATACTTCAGATCTGGATCCCAACTCTTTTCTTTCTTACCATATACTTTAAAATCTGGATTAGTAGGTAAGTCCGGACACCCATGACTAATTAAAAACTCATTAACAGCACACTCTGGCAGTTTGCTATCAATTATGTTTTGTTTAACTTTCCAGCGGTCCGCTCGGCGCTGGTGTTGCATGTAATTCATGTAATCTTGGTCGGAACAAATTTGATCTGCAAAGTCCCAAACCTTTTTCTCATATTTGCGAATATCAATTACACACTCTTGACTTCCAAAAATAATCATTTCACCCATAAAATTCTCCAATACAAATATAGAAAACCACCACGCTGGCGGCTCTCGATTAGTTAATACCAAGAAAATAATCCCACTGTGGATGCTGTGGATGTATTCCTATTACCTCGTTGGCTAAATTAACATTAGGCACCTTTGGCGTTTTTAATAAACGCATCCGTGCCTCTTCCGGAGTACGATTACCTTTTCTATTATTACAATTAAAACAAGAGGTGACGCAATTTACCCAAGTAGACTTACCACCACGAGCACGCGGAATTACGTGATCAATGGTTAATTTTGAAGTTTTAAAAGATTTACTACAAAACTGACAGGTAAACCGGTCACGCCTAAACACACCAATACTGTTATAACGCATGCGACGCGGTATCCATCGAACATAATACTTCAAACGAATTACCGCTGGTAACTTCATTGAACCGCAACCCCAGCGAATTATTTCATCCCACTCAGCGCACACCTCTACCTTATCCTTTACAAAAAGCTTAATAGCTTTCTCTGGCGTGACGAAGGATATAGGTTGATAAGTGGAGTTTAATAAAAGAGTTTTCACTTCTTTTTCTGTAATCTTTTTATAGAATCTCTTATATCTTCGCCCTTGTTAGGTCCAGGAAGTTCTAACCCTACGCAAGTCCAACCAGGACGCAGCCGGCGAGAAAACATTTCCAAAGATTTAACACCCGGGTACATCTTTTCCAAACGATCTTGTAGCTCTTCCGGCTTTTCGGAATGAATTGGGAGGGCAGGACCAACAAAAACTGAACGTTGAGATTTGTTTTTAAGCAGTTTGCTAACCTTACCTCGCGTTCCAATCAAACATAACTCGTGCGTTTGCCTAAATGTTCTTCCCAAGTTGAAATTTAAAATACTATTTAAATCGAAGTCTTCCACAATTTCTTTAACTATATTAATAGTGGTTTTAAAAGATAGACGCTGATAATTATAGAGACCTTTACGAAATCTTTTCACTAACGGGTACAGCGGGTCAACCTTAGTCTTGACCCAAATCCAAGTCTGCTTCTGCTGAAATCCCCAAGCATTCATAGTTTCAAGTCCATCAGATAACATTGCGGACGGAACCCACAAAGCTAATACAGAATTGTCCGCAGCAATAGATTTTACATCTAGATTAATAATATCTTTAGTTTTAAGAACTTTGTATTGTGAAGATGAGCTACGCTTAACGTCACTCATCTTTAACGAATCCTGAAACTGAAATGGAGGATCGGCTACTATTAAATCATATTTCATTATTAATCTTCGTCGCTTTCTTTTAAAATCACATCAATCTGTGCCAATACAAGATCGATTTGAGACACCTTTGCATCAGTTTTAAGCGAAAATTTCTGCTCGATAATATCCTGTCCTTGTTTTTTGAGACCGTTGGCTTTAACTAAATCATTAAATGACGGCTTGCTTACATAACCATCGTGTTCCATTTGATACAAATCTTCTAAATTCTCGATAGGCAATCCTTGAAAAGGATCTCCCTGCACATGCCGAGTCATGATTTTCTCATACCCTTCACGCAACTTAATTACAGTTTCAGTGCTTTGCCTCAGCTCTCCAACTATCTTCTGAGTAGCGTAAAACTTATCTGCAACGTCTGGATCATGCTCAATTTTATCGCACAATTCGCGATATCGTTTATTAACTCTTCGTTTGTGCCAAGGATTTTTGCGTTTTTTTTTGGGAATATCTTTGGTCATTTGAGTATAATATCTACACCGAGGCTCTCTAAATAACTTGCCAAAATACTCCTATAATTGGTAAAGCCTTCCCGCTCCCAACAAAGAAGAGTGTCCCCATTTTCAAATGGCAACATATCTCTAGGTTTCTTACCTTCTTTATCGGCATCTATACGTATGCTGTCGAAAACATTATCTAATTGGCGCTTATACCCATTTACAAATAACTCTCGCGCCGCTGCTTGATCTTCCAATTGTTTAGCTCGATATTCCGTTAACAACTCTTCATCAGGAATACCAAACGACCAGGCTCCAACCACTTTAAAATCAGCAGGTTTAGTGCTTGATATAGCAATTTTACGACCAGGACCATGGTTTTCGGGTTGCAAATAGGAAGCCATATATATTTTCACTGGATTATACCTTTACCGTATCTTGAACAGAAGTTTCATTAGAATTAGGAACTTCGATGAAATAAGAACACTCTACCGGCTGTTTGGTGGCAGTTCCTTTTTTTGAAATACTAACAGCGTATTTTCCTGGAATAAGCATTTGTGTCCATTTGCCAGTATTATTTGTTTTAGATGATCCAACCAGCTTATTCTGTGAATCAAAAATCTCCACACTGGCTAGACAAACATTCCTATTATCTGCTTCATATACTATTTTCTGTTGAACAGGAATCCTCTTTTGCTGAACCGGATCGTTAGTGTATCTAACATCACGCCGCTTTCCTTGCGGAGCCTTTTCGACTTGCAAACCTTCGTCTGGCTGATATGGTTCGAAATTAACCTCTTCCTCTTCCCTTACATTGTTTAAGGTACCATCCGGTGCCGATATTACAGAAGGTTTTAATCCTGGTATTCGTTGAGGAGTTTGCTGAGGTTGAGGTTGAGGTTGAGGTGACTTCATTCCCGCAGGTATCTGTTGATGCTGCAAACCACCAGGAGTCTGTGCGTAATATTGTTTTTCTTCTTCGGTTATCGGTTGTGTTAAAGCTTTCTCTAACGCACTAACTTGATTAACCAGTTTCTTAAGCAGCATATCCATATTTTTAAAATAATGTTCTTGCTGATTAACACGTTGCTCTAGAGAGAGCAAAACTTCAGATGCTTTTCTACTCATCGATAAAAATCCCCACGTTAACTTTTAATCTTTTCAATACAATAAAGTTATCAACCTCCACGTCATTTTCCGCATCAGCCAAGAGGTCTGCCAATGTTTCTTTAATTATTTCTATTGTGCCAGCACAGATAACATTATCATTGTATAATAAAACACAGTTGCCGGGTTGAAGCGAGTCCAAACCAAAGCCTTCCTCCTCTTTATCAAGCCCTATATCATCCTCAATCTCCTGTCCGGTTTGAGGTACAACGGTTGGAGGTCGAGGAGTTTCTGGCTCTTCTAGCGCTTTTGTCCACATAATATCTTCATTGTTGCCGCTCTGAACAATGGTTTGCTTAGGAATTTCATGTTTAGTATTCTTTTCTACAAATGAGTGCGCCTCAGCTTTATCCATTGGATACTCAACTGGCTGCGCACCCAAGCGTTCATGTTCGGGTTGATAAGGTTCCGGATGGGCAACTCTCCTACCTCTGTAAGGGTTTTTAAATAATACATCGTCACTCATGTTTTGTCCTCATTCTGCTGCTGCCGCCTCTGTTGCTGTCTATCATTCTTTTGTTCTTGCTTTTTACGCATTCTCTTGTCCCACTCCCCCGAAGCCATCAAGCGTTGCTTAGCGGCAAATGCTAAACGACGCTCACAGGATTCCTTGCGTTTGCGACGTTTTTTGTCGGAGGGTTTTTCATAAGATTGCTTTTCTTTATATAGCGAGATTATTTTTTCTTTTTGCACTAATGATTTAAATGCCCGAAAAGCAGATTCAAATTCTTCTCTGGACTCCCCACGTATTCTAACCTGGGTTGGAGAAACTTGAGCCTGAATTCCATATAAATTGTGTTTTCTACCATATTTTTTATCTTTATTATACATTATTCGAGACCTATATGTTCATGATGTGCAGACACAAAACCATCTTTAGCCTTCTCCTTGTCAGCTAACAGTTGATCTTTAGCTTTTTTAATGTCAGTTAATGTAGGTTTGTTCCTACCAGCGTGGATAGAATTGAAAACCGAAGTTAAATAAAGCTCCTTCAAATAAGCGTAGGAAAAGTTATGACTAACACCTTCCTTAGCTATTTCAGCATAATCCCGGCGACGAATAGTATTACCAAACCAACGCTTGAGATATTTAATCGACATCTCCTCGTTCGGCAAAGGGATTTCCCATTTCCTATCAAACCTGGATGGACGATCAGTAATAGATTCTTTTAACTTGCTCAAATCATTTGCGGTAGCAATTACTAAAATGCCGTTATTAGAATGGACACCGTCCATCAAGTTTAAAAAATGAGACAAACTGACAGTAGAACCCAATAGTGTATCTAAATCTTCAATATATAAAAGACCAGGCTCCTGCTCCTGTGCGTAATCAAATGCCTCTGTAATAGTGTCGTCGGTGGTTTGCGTGCTGGTGTGTACTGTTACTGGTTTAAAATCGTAATTAGAAATGATAGTACGAATGGCGGTAGTTTTCCCGCATCCTACATTTCCCCACAATAATATACCCCTCTTCCAAGGAACTTTGGCAGTTTCATATATCTTTTTAGCAGAAAGAAAACCTTCGACTGAATTGCGGATATCCTTTTTTAAATCACTAGGAAGAAATAAATCTTCCCACTTTAATTCACGAGTATAAGGATACCCATCACCTCCCACAACATGAATCTCTAAATGATCTCGGTCACGTTCTGTGAGCCACTTATCAAATTTATTCCTAAAATCTACATAACGCTGAAAATGTTTCTGAGGAACTACTACGAAAAATGACACCTCATCTTCGTTTTGGTTCCCTTTGTGAAACAAAGCAGCATGCAAAAAGGTCAGCGGACCATACTTAATCTTAAAAACACCTTGAGCCATGAAGTGCTCGAAATCATGATCACTCTTCCATGAAGCAATAGAATCCCGATATAAACAGCTTATTTGTACATTATGTTGCTCACAAAATTCCATGAAGCTGCCATCGATAACGATCTTATTATGGATGTAACATCCTAATAATTCAGTATCTTTAATCCTGAGATCTTTAGCAAAGGTATTTTTAACCCAATGCATTAAGTCAACTAAATCTTCGCGGGGACGTTCTCCAGCGGTAAGTTTCCGATCCCATTTATATTTTGGCTGAAATATTTTAAGACGATCTTCACTGAGATGTTCCTGTTTCTCTACTTCTTCTTCAGTTAAGTCGCTATAAAAATCAGCTTTAAAAGTTGTCATTTAGTTTTTTTCTTTTTCTTTCTTGAAGCGCTGAGAATTTTTTTAGTTGCTTTCTTACGCTTCGGTGGTCTAATCTTTACTGGATCTACCCAATCATTGATGGCATCCTCGGGTAAATCCTCGACATGTTTGCAATTCGGATATCCCATGCATGCTAATTTTTTCTGTCCTTCACCGCTACGATAAAATATCGTCATGAACAGCTCTTCACCACAATCAGAACACTTCTTTCCAAACGGTATCTTTGCCGACCCTTTACATTTGGGAAAGTTTTCACAAGAATAAAAAGGTCCGAACTGTCCGTCTCGACGGCACATACCTCCATTACATTTAGGACACTTAATACCTTTTACTAATTTCTTTTCAAACGGTTTTTTAACAACAGGTTTACCATCAACTACATCTACACTTAAAGTTCCCTTACATTCTGGACGGTTTATACATGCTAAATAAAATCCAAACCTACCATGTTTTAATATAGTTTTTTCTTCACAAGCAGGACATTTAATGCCGTAGTCTGGAGATTCGTGAGCCTCCGCCTGCTTACACTCCTTCTGAAATGGAATAAAAAACTCATCCAACATTTCAACATATCCTAATTTCCCATCGGCTATCTTGTCCAGCCTGGTCTCCATTGATGCGGTATATTGATAATCCATAAATTTGAAATGTTTAGTTAAAGAATCTACTACCTTTTTTCCTAAATCGGTAGCATGATATGATTTTTTAATAATATCTACGTAATTACGCCCGCGAATTTTATCAATGATAGAACCATAGGTGGAGGGGCGTCCGATACCTTTCTTCTCTAACTCGTCCACCAAACTAACTTCGGTGAATCTTGGCGGTGGTTGAGTAAACTTCTGTTCCGCTTTTACCTTGGGTGGTACTAAAACAACTTTATCCTTAGTTGCTAATGGAGGTAGTTGCACATCATCTTTGCCAAGATTTTTATGATCAGTTGCAATGGCAAGCCAACCATCGTACTTTAACGTGCGCCCATTTGCTTTTAATAAATGAGCACTTGATGATTCTACCGTAACACTCATAGTGTCATATATGGCTGGTTCCATTTGAGAGGCAACAAATCTTTCCCAAATGACACGGTACACCTTTTGATGTTCATCGCTAAGGAAAACCTTCGTGGGTTCCTGTAAAATATCAGTCGGTCGTATACACTCGTGCGCGTCTTGAGCAGACCCTTTGCTACCATAAATATTAGGTTTAGTGGGGACTTTGTACTTCTTTTTGGTTAAATAATCTCTAACCTCTTTGAGAGCTTCAGGTTCTATTCTTCTAGAGTCGGTACGAATATATGTGACAAGCCCAGATTCATACAACGACTGAGCAGCTCGCATAGTTTTTGAAACTGAAAAGCCATACCTGCCGCCCACTGCCTTCTGTAAACTAGGAGTAGTTAAGGGTGGTAATGGATTGCGATTCTTCTCTTTCGAAATCACCTCCTTAATCACATAAGAATCTTTGTCAAGATCTGCTTTAATCTTTTTTGCAACTTTCTCATCGGTTACTTTTTTCCCATACTTAGCTACAAAACTGTCCGATAAATTTGCAGGCTTGGCTAAGCTGGTGTGGATATTCCAATACTCTTCTGGTACAAAGTTTTCTATCTCACGCTCACGGTCCACAATAATACGTACCGCAACTGACTGGACGCGTCCCGCAGATAGATGTGGTCCAAAAAAGTGGCGCAGCTGTTCGCTTGCCATGAAGCCCACAATTCTATCCAACACTCTGCGAGCCTGTTGGGAATCAAATAAATCTTCATTTAATTCCCCGGGGTTGCTAACAGCTTTGTTGATTGCGGCTTTGGTTATTGCATTGAATAATACACGTTTGATTGGCTTGCCGGTAGACTCCAAGCAATCTTTTAAATGCCAAGCAATTGCTTCACCCTCACGATCCATATCTGTAGCTAAATATATATTTTTAGCTCCAGTGGCAGCATCAATTAATGACTGTACAACGTCCTTCTTGTCTGGTAAAATTCTATACTTGGGTTTATAATCGTGTTCTAAATCAACTCCTAATGGAAACTGTTTGTTCCCAGTTACTAGATCAATAATGTGACCAACACTGGCACGGACTACAAATCCTTTACCAAGATAACTGGATATCTTTTTAATTTTATTAGGAGATTCTACAATTACAAGTGTATCTTTTGCCATAACTATTCCAATATTTCTTTAACAATAGTTTCTTTACAACTGAGTAGCTCTCCCCAAGCGTATGTTACATCTCTTTCTGTTTTAAATTCTGTATTGTTATTATTATCAGTACCTAAAGCTACCTCTTCTCCACACCTATTGCATTCTACGTCAATAGTAAAATCATTATTATTAAAAAATTGTTCCGTCTTCTTTACAAAATTATGCGATAATAAATTGTCTGCCAATTCCGGACTCCACTTTCGTATCCCGTCGGCATTTAATTTTAATAACTTTTTCAATTTTAATAACTTTTTCATTGCACACGTCGAAATGTAGACTTGCGAATTTTTGTTTTAACTTGGTTCTGACCTTCTTTTAAATCCAAACGTTCCAGCCTAACATTTCCAGGGCTCACTGTAAAAGCCTCCATTGAGCTAAGCTCCAGCACCATTAGTTTTTTGGAAGCAGAACAGTCTAACATCATTAATTTTTCATTAACCCAAGGACCGTTAGAGCTATGTCCACAAATAACCGTCTTGTCCCAGGGAATTTCTTTGCCGGCAGATACAAAACTTTTAGCCATCTGAAAAAGAGAACGATCCCAAATAAAAGTTTCCATCCACGATGGATCTAACGGTTGCGTTGGATCACACCCTCCATGAACAAAAATACAATCGTTGGTCTCATAATACAAATATGTTTCATTCTTTAAAAAATCAATATGATGTTTTGATATTAAATCGCTTACTCTCTCTGGAGGTAGAGAGAGCGTATCGCTGAGATCTATACTGGTAGTTTTGGCATAGGACTCGACAGTTTTCCTACCACCTTCTTGCATCCAAACGGCAAAAGGAGAAGGTAAATCTTTCTCCCAATTGTGAGCAATTTCTCCAATAGCCGCCAGCATTAACCATTCATGATTACCAATTAAAGGTATAACCCTGTCGCCAAATTTCTTAACTAAAGTTATAACATATTCCACCACCTTGGCAGAATCCGGTCCACGATCTATATAATCGCCAAGAAATATAATCTTATCCGAATCACGCAGAGGAAGGATGCGCTTGCAGATGGCTCGTAAGCAATCGTACTTCCCATGAATGTCAGGAATTACGTACGTGCATGCGTTTGTAGGTCGCCATCGACTCACTACAACACCTTATCCACACATTTAGCCAAAGCCCTCTGGTCAATATTTAATTCATTTATCATTAAACGAACATAACGATACTTAGGTTTCAAAAACAACTTGCCCAGCCAGCTACGGATATTCTTACGTCCAATAATCGTACCATTCTTGGTACGAAAAATTTGGTGACCTTCATCAACAACAATTAATTGGTTAATTTCTACTTTACCAACTATCCCATACCCAACGGGATAACCGGTAAAGAAATTGAACTGTGTGCCATATACCGGTAATTCTACCGATTCTTCCGTTGTCATTATAGATCCTCTGTCTAGAACCAACCTTCTCCTGGCTCCCTAATTTGTGGTGCGTAACCAAAGTTTCGGGCAATATGAGCCGGGTGTGACACAGCTTTAAACATTATCCTAGCAACATCTAGGGGTTTATCTATTTGCCACCTATAAGCTACTGCTAAATTATGCCAAGCTGTGTGCAATAATACACCCGTCTGGTTCTCAGGCAGCTGCCATAATGAAGCGTGACAAACAATGGGGTGGTTTTCTAACGGTTCTGGATATTGTTTTGCCCACTGATCTTTGGGCATAAACAGCATGGAGGTTCGGTCAGGAACGTTATTTAACGGCACTGCATCCATAAACCAAATAGCCCACGCCGGATTCTCAGACGGATCACGGAATGTAATCTTCACATTATCTGAAGCTACGAATCTTTCACCGTCTCCAATTCTAATCGAATATTTATCTGACAATTTAAATATATCCGCATATGCCTTTTGAGATTCCTCAAGTACGGAAATAATCTTACCCTGCTCTTTGTAATGTTCTAAAGCTTCCATAACCTCTACTTTCTCTATATCGCCGGAATTATTATACAGTTCTTTAAGAATTTTTGAGCCGACCTTTTTTAATACACCTGTGACGTCATATCTATCTTTATCAATTTTAGAAATAACCTCAGCAGCATTAGAATCATTTTCCGCCGAGGTATTGGTGAGCCTTGGGTATTCTGTTATTAATAAACAAGCGTCTATTACTTTACGCTCTGTAATCTGACCCACCTCAATATCAAAGTTAGGTTCAGGAATATATTGATACGCCGTAGCGGTATGATAACAAACATTATCCGGCACGCCGGTTTTAATATAAGTTGAATCATTACTATATTTACGAGTTGGATTTAGCCCATCAAAATAAACAGATAATTTCTCCTTCATATTCCGCAGAAGCATATACTTCTCGGCATCTGTAAGGTTGTCCATCAAATATAAATTCTTAACTTCTTCTTTTTCTTCTGGGGGGAGTCCTAATCTTTCTCGCAAAACATCAGTAGAAACTTCATCTTTTTTATTAGAACTGCTGAGAGCCCGATTTAAAAACGCTTTATATTTTGCAGTCGCAACCGAAGTACCTGTAGGAACGCTTTGCGAAGCTTCAATAGTTTTGATACTCCTAGACTTACCCGGACGAGTATGAAAAGGCTTTGGTGGCGCTGGTAAATTACTTGCAGGCTGAGCTACTGCGTTATGAATAGCTGCTGACGTAGGGGGTGGTGGTTTTTTAGCTTTATTAACAACTTGAGCCGATGCCGGAAGTTGATTGGCGAGGCTATTTATTTGATTAAATACCTGCTGTAATGCTTTATTACTTTGTTGCAACTGCTTATTGTTTTGATTTAAAGCTGGGGCTATTTTTTGTTTTAAATTCTTCATTAAATTCTTCATTAAAATCCACTACAATTCCATGAACTAACTCATGTATCATATTTATATCAGGTACTTTTGGTAATTTTGAGTTCTTCGCCACCTCAACAAGCGTAACGTCTTCTTTTTCGGCAAATTCAACAATTTGTTCATACGTCCACGCACCTGCACGAATGTCTCTTAATTCCTCAGCGTCTGGACGGTACACATTTACCTCGCCCGATTCTAAAATCTCACGAGCCATTCTGATAAGCCTTACCAAATGGCAGGCGTGCTTTGAATTACCGTGAATTCCAATATGCCCGTTTCTACGAGTTATTAAAGTGCCGTTGGGAACTGTAAAACACACGACACGATAGTTAGAGTCCACCGGAACTTTTTTAACATTATGCGATCTAATACATTTTTTAAACTGCTCCCGTGTTTTGTTGATGTGTACTTGATATATCCCATTATAAGGTCCATATAGGGAGGTTTCATAACCACACATTAGGGCTAGTTCTTGCACATCGTCAGCCAAACCTTTTAATGAACTGTAGTAAATCTGACCTCCATCCGGTCTGTCCGTACCGTCACCGCGATGTAAAGCTTCCAACAATATGTCCATCAACCTTTTGGAAAGAGTAAATGCCCACCTTGGTATTCTTTTACCCTTCTTAAAACCACAATCATTCACCATGCGCCATACTATAGTTTTATTTCTGATGGACAGAATCTTCTCTTGGATCGCTTTCTTACGAAATCCGTTGGGAGGATTTGTATATTCATACAACGAACTATTAACTTTATTTCCCCATTTGTTTTGAAACCTCGTTATGTGCCAACATAAACGTCCACCTTTTTTCTGAGACACGCGAATTTCTTTTGGTCCACGAGAAGTAAACTCTTCACTGTCCCATTTTGGTATCTGCCCCGGCTTAAACGCCATTGTACCATCAGATAAATACCACCCCATAATCCTCAAATACACACGCGGAGGAACTGGAAGGCTAGCGAATGCCTCAGTATTTGAATAGGTTGTTTTTTTAGGTGAAGGTGCTCTAAGAACCTCAAAAGTATCAGGTAACGTAGCTGCTACCTCTAATTTTAAATCGTATTTTTTTTCGCTGCGTCGCTCAATTTTACGATAAAGCATGCGATGGTTGGACGTTACTAAAGAATCTAAATGATTTCCATGCAAATTATATAGGTTACCACTATCAATTGTTCCGGCAAATTTATCAATTGGACGCTGATATTCCACACTAATATCAGACATATTTACAGTGGCAAGTCTATCTTCATCTGAAACATCTTCAAACTTTTTCCAACCCAGTTCAGTTAAAAACTCAGTATCATCTGAGTAGCAATCGTATCCGAACTTCTTTTCCAGTTCGGCACGATCAGGGTTGCGGTTCTTCAACCAACCCTGGTACTGATCCCACTCTTGTTTGGCTCTACGATATTTCTTTTCTTTGCCCAGAATTTCAAGGAAATTTTCACTAAACCCCTCATATTTAGCAACCATGTCGCGCAATGATTGCTCGGTAGAATTCCACTCAGCTTCGTCATCAAATTCATTTACCGGATACGGAGTCGAGCCATTGATTGCCAGCCAAGTGGCACGCATAATTTTATGCATTTCAGCTTTAAATTCAATCTTGGTATGCTCTGGTAGGTCGGTTTGCTCCACCATAAAAGAGTCCAACTCGCGCTGTATAAGAGCGTCAGCAGCACCTAGTTGATCTAAAGGAATTAATTTCTTATCAGAAAGTTTGAAGTCTTTCCGTTCCGGACACTTCTCTGGAGGTTGGTCCAACCATCTTTTGTGCCGTTGAATTCGTTTAAGCTGACTCAAAGCATAACCGCAGAAACGTGGCTTTGCTTGCTTCGATAGAAATAGGTGCTTGTTATCTAACAGTCGATCCATAATCGGATGTTTTACCAACTGAGTTTTAGGATCAGTAAAAAGGATTTCAATGATAGATGGGTTACAGGAGGCGGCGAGGCGTACAAACTTTGTAACCTCGTACACTTGCATGTCTGCTTCAGGCTCAACAATGCCTTTATAATGAGTCCAAACATGCTTAGTTTTGTCATCAGATGCCTGCTCGAATTTATCTTTAATTCCGATGTAGGTGTCCAACGGGGGCACTGCCACACCACGATAATCATAATCACTATCTGGAGACGCAAATCCATAAGCTCTTGAACCGGCAAGAGTTAGGAAAATTGTACGGGGACCAAGTTCAAAATTCATATCAAACCCTTTATACTGTGGAAAACATTTGTCAAGTAATAATCTCTTCAACAACTAACGCATTAATATCGTGTTGGATATTTTTTGATAGCTTTATGGTCCAAGAAAAGTGTTCATTGTCCGACAAAACATTTAACATTTTCTTTTTAGCATCTTTGTAACTGTATCCGGTCATTTGCATTATCTGAAAAAATCTAAATTTGCCACTAAATTTTAACTCATGAGCAGGTTTTATTCCAACAAAAGTTCTGACAATCTGGGGAGGGTTCTGAGATATATCTACTGTTCCCAATAAATATACCGATTTGCGGTCGCAATCTACAACTGTATACGGGTGAATCATCACTGGTAAAATATTATTCAATCTTCCGCTTCGTGAGCCCGGTGGTAACGGCATATCATTCTCCTAACGCTAATCTCCCTGCCACAATATCATTCAATTATATCTTTAATTGCTATTTCTCTTTGAGTAGTTTCTGGTAGAACATCGACAACCCATTTGAAATAACTATCGTGAACTATGTTATCTATTAGTTTCTTCTTCGCGTCGGCATAATTATCACCAATCACAGAAAATACATCTACATTACAATAACCTTTGCTAATAAGAGTAAGACTTAAAGCGCTTTCAGAATAAATGTCGGCACCAACTACCTCATAGGGAATTTTAGTGGTGTCGATAGTGGCAACTAGAAATGCTTCGCATTGCATTTTGTGTGGTCTCCGTCCCATCATGCGCCCAAATAACCAAGGGTTCCATGATGCTGGTCTAGGAACCCATTGAAGCCAACCCCACATTAACCACCGAGCAATAAAGGCAGGCAACAAACATACTAACCACTCTTGCCAACAGACTTTAGTCATTTATTCCAAGCATGGCTACTATTGCCGCCTTTGCCATCGTTCGGTAGTCATCACGTTCCCACTCCGGCACCTCGCAGGAACTAGAACAGTTGGGATCTTCAAGCTTCCATATTCTAAACTCGTATTCGGGATCCCCCGCTTCGTTTTCTTCGTGATTGGCTTGCCATATAGCTATAGCAACACGCTCAATCATATTTGTTTCCATTGTACTTCCACTCTTTGCCACGAGAATGTCCGCCAAAAATATATCCTTTATCCTTGTGGTCTTCGATTAAACGAATGCCACAATTGCCACACGTCTCTTCGGCTTCAAACCATTCAGGACTTTTATGAAGCCACATCATGGTGAACAGTTTGGAGATTGCTCCGTGACAAATTATAATTATGTCATTAACATTTTTATCTTCTTCGTCTCGTTTGAAAGTACCAAACGCCTGATGAACACGACAGGCTGCGTCGAACGGAGACTCGCCCATTGGAAAACGAGCGTAAAACTTACCATTAAATTTCTTGGCGTGTTGGAAGCTATCATATTCATCGGGAAACTTCGAGAACGATTCTTCTCTAGTCAGTCCGTCAAATAATCCAAACTGCTGTTCGCAAAGCAAAATATGTTCACGCACATCTGAGATTACCTCGTTGGCTACGCCGGTAACGATACGAGCTGTCTCACGGGTGCGACGATACGGTGAATGCCACAGCCTAGCTTTCGCGACGTTTCCAGAAGAGGCTTGCTTCTGAATTAAATCTTTAACCTGAGCAAGAGCAGCATTATTTAATCCCTTTTGCTTTCCCATACTGGTGAGTAATCCATCTAACAAACCCGTACCAAAATCCATTGTCGTTGTAGGGTTTTCTTTGAAATATTTTTTCAGAACCCTGCCAGCAACTTGCGCTTGCTCCATACCACCGGTGGTTAAAGCAATCTCGTGGTCCGGGATAATTTTATGGAGAGATTTATCTACATTGCCCTGTGACTCCCCGTGGCGCACTAAAAAGATTCTCATTTTATCCAACCTACTCTGTGGACTTCGCACGTTCCATATTTCCTAATTGCTTCGTAATGCTTCTTGGTTCCATATCCTTTGTGAGAAGTAAAACCATACTCAGGATATTTTTTATCTAAATCATGCATAACTCGTACCTGAGAATTCTTTGCCAATATAGAAGCAACTGCACATGACCAGCTGTTTTCATCCAGCTTGGGTTGTACAAACTGTAAAGAATAGTTCATATTTCTAATCTGCTGATTACCATCCACCAACAACATAACGTTGTGCATATTTATTCCATTCAACATACACATAAGCCCATTAAACACCGCATTGTGTAAGAGAGAATTGAGGTTGCTGCCAGCATTTATGTCAGTTACAGGTACAGTTCCTACGAAAGATTTTTTAATTAGTCCAAGGTTTCTTATATCCTCTTCGATTTTAAACCGTTTTTTGTCTGAATATTTCTTGGAATCTTTTAATTCGAATGGGAAATCTTTCAAAGGATATAACTCGACTAGGGAGAAAAACATATCGCCAGCAATCGGTCCCCGACCAGCTTCATCAAAGCCGACTACCATTTTCTCCCGGTTCCAGAACCGGCGGTCTACTTCACCAATCATTCTACAATTATACCACAATGTTAAGCACAGATCAAGACTCTTCGTTTTTTGGAAGGTCCACGATTTTTAACCACAAAAAGAATCGCCATGAGATAAATCAAAACCTTTATAAATGCTAGGCACAGATTAATACCGATCTAACTCTTTGCCAGTGAGCTTTGTGAGCTGGGGTTGGGAGCCAATGAAAACGGACTCGCAAGCTGATAATTCTAAGCACAGATTAATACCGTTCGTCTCAGACTTATCGGATAACTTATCCCACATCCAACTTGTCTAAGTTTAAGTATTCTCCATCTAAGCACAGATTAACACCTTCCGCTTCTTTCCGTATGTAAAATCCCAGTAAAATATAAGACCTTCGGGCAGCAGCATTGGTTGAAGTTTTATTATTTTATTTGCTATCAGCATTTTCAAGAAACTTTATCCTGCGTTCTAACGATTCAATTCTACGTTGAAATGCATGTGTTTTATTGTTTGCTTGCTGTTTATATGTGGCCCACCGCAAATTACCAGGCTCATAGTTTCCATCGTTGTTTGTCCGGTCTAGAGTAAGTTTTTTACTTGGTTTAGGTCCCAATTCTTGTAAAATATATTTTACAAACCCAACAACGTCATCTTTCCAATAGTTTGTAATTCCTCTGCCGCCATAGTTTTCATACCCACACATGTTTGTGTTATAGCACCTTTTGTTTATCTGTCCCCAAAGAGTATACAATGGGTTGGATGATAGTCCATGTTTAGTTGCGGCTTTTTTGATATTTTCTCTCCCGATGCACCCACAAGAAATTGTATTTTCTGCCTGTAAATTATTAAGATTTACTATTTTCACTGTACCACACTTACATTCACACTTGACCTTAGTTAGTATTCTTCTTCCCTGCTTGTTATAATGGTGTGGAATAATCTCTAATACTATAAATCCCCCAAATTTTTGTCCAACATGCACCGAAGGATCTCTCAAACAACCACAAGAATTTATAGCGCCACCTTTTAAATGTCCCCAATCAATATATTTCACAAATCCACATACACATTCACATTTTGCTTTGGTACGAATGCTTTTCTCTCCTTTCTTATAAGATCCAGGAACAAATTCCAGTATTGTTAATTTTCCAAATCTTTTACCTAAATAGTTAGTATATGGTTTTTGCCTACTCATTATGAATTACCTCCACCCTTATGGCAGGTAATTCATATACTAAACTTACGTTCCAGAAATGCGCTTTTTCTTGTGAATTTTGTAGTAAATCCTGTCTACTATCCTCCGGCGGGTACGTTGAAGGTACACAAGGGATCCCATCTCATAATGGGACGGCATCCTATAATGCGTAACCTTAACAGGAGTTCCCACCTTTACACAAGTCTGAACCTTTATTTGAACGAAGCTGTACTCATTAACATAATCCTTCAGGGACTCTCCCGTATCACGATTAACCACATCAATTATCATACCTATGAAACACGGTCCGTAATCTTTAAACTTCCTCCCGCCAATATAACTTTCGGTAGTACAGTTGGGAATAGTGTAGTCGCTACGTACGGTTGCATCGAATTCACTGACGCCTAAAAATAGAGAAATATTTGGATCGGTTAATGATAATACATCATAAACATCGTCACCTCTTTTAATTTCGAATGGCAACGTGTCCTGCATTAGCATTACATATTCTTGGAAGATACGAGACTGGATTGGAAAATCCGCATTCTGTTTGCGATGAACTAGATAGGAAACCATATCTTCAGGATATTTGTTTAACATATTTCCATAAGCCTCATACATGCGAAGCTTTTGAATCATGGTTCCGGCAGCATTGGTGCGCTTAATAGCTTCCACCTGTTCGTCAATGACCTTTGATAATACACTGTATTCCTGTTGAAAATTTTCGCTAACTTCCATCTGCACATCCGCATCAATAACTTCAGAAACAAACGTGTCCTGAATCTGTTTACTATCACGATCTGCATCAGAAATTGGAGTCTGTAAACTTAAATCGTTTCTCTGAGTTAATCCAACGGGGTGTGCCATACGTTCGAGCATAGGCAGAGTGCCGCTAAATATACAATCTTCATACGGACAAGAGATGCCGTAAGGTCCGTTTATAGACTCGGGAAGAAATTTGTTACATTCAGGACAACGATACCCCCGGCGAGAGTGTAAAGAGAAAGCACGAAACAATCGACTGCGCGCCTCCAGTTTCATTAACATTTGATGTTCGAGCGGGATTTTATCCTTTTTAACCTTTAAGATTTCTATCTCTTCTTTGGCACGCTCTAACTCTTCGGTACAGAATTGCGAACGTAAAAGCCGCCCCTCTTGATTTAAAAACTCTTTCCTGTTCAAAAATTTGGCAGCTGGACATACTGGGGTGTTAGTTTTTCGCACACTGTTTGCGTCCCAACGAATTCTATCCGCCAAACGATTCAAACACGTTAACAAATAAGTATTTATATCCCTACCGCTTCGCCAATGTTCTGATTTGAAAACAAAAGTATAGACCGCTGAACGCAGTTCAGATTTAGACCTTTCTCTAAAGGCTAATTGTGCAATAGACGGACCTTCGCTATTTGCAGAAGCAGACTGTCCATACGCCTTAACTGCCAGCGTATTAATTTTGCTTGAATAAAAACCAAGCAATTGTGGGATAACCCACTCGTCTAAATCTTCTTCTGCTAAAAATTGCGCAATTCCGTTTATTTGCTCAACTACGCTGGAGGTTTCTTGCATTAACTTCTCTACATTTTTTTCCAGGTTAAAAATAAACCTTAACCTAAAAACAGGTAGACCACACTGCGCTCTCGACGATAAGGTACTTTATTACGCAGCTATGCTGCCTTTAATATTTTCTTTAGGAGTAGTGAATGCTACCTGAAATTTCGCAAACCCAAACTCCGGGCTACTAATAATAGCATCTCCTCTGCCCAACAAAGCTTCTGCTCCGGTTTGATCCAAAACAACTTTAGAATCTACCGCAGAACTTACACGACAAGCTATTCTGGCTGGAAAGTTTGCTTTAATTAAACCCGTTACAACATCAACAGAAGGACGCTGAGTTGCTATTACTATATATATTCCAGCGGCTCGTGACTTCTGTGCAATTTCAATTAACTTCATTTCAAACTGACCGCGATTAGGATTCTTCTTATTCGAATCCCACAACATAAGCGATGCAATCTCGTCAATAATAACTAGCATCTTAGGAAGTACACTTGGATTATCCTCAATGCTACGCTGTCCTATGCTATTTAAAAAGCGACTTCGCAATTCCATGTTAAGCCTAATCTCATCAAGCATGCGGAGCGCTGCGTCATAATCGTAGGCAACGCCATACGCTTTTGTTTCATAATCACCAAATTCCAGTCCGTGTTTTGGATCAACAAGATACAACCACACATCGGAACGATCAATAACGTTTGCGATTATGGTGTGCAACAAGGTAGATTTACCGGAACCAGTTTCGCCCGCCACAATCATGTGCGGGTTCTTTTCCATCCTCGTCCACAGCAACTCGCCCGTGTCCAACTCTCCCAACAACAACGGCAATACCCCTTCCGGTTGCTGCGCCTCCTCTGCCAGCTCCCTGAAAGATAACACCTCCGACCCACGCTCTGCAACCGTAATTCGTACAATACCCTCTTCTGGAATCGATTGCACTACCGGGTTGCTCTTGCTTTTCAGTGCCAGCGCAATTTCACGAGAGTAAATCTCAAGCTGTCGGATTCTACACCCTGGCTCCAAACGAACATCATACATCGCCAAATGTCTACGACGATTAACTTTTTCGCAAGTTGCTTTGATTTTAAATCCCGCCAGAACTTCGTTCAAATTATTAATCTCGTTCATGGCATCATTATAACTGAACCGCGTGGTTTTGTCAAGATGTGCCGACAGTTCCGTTCCACTTTCCTTTTTTCATAGAACTCTCTAAAATATCTGAAAAATGCCAGCGTTCCATTTCTTTTTCCCAAGAAGTATCGTTTGTTAACGCAGTACCATGATTTAATTTTCTTTCCAAAAGAATTGGCGGCACATCTCTATATAAAGGATCTAATTCCTCAGCCAGCTCCATGCGCAATATTTTATGAAAGTTGGGATAATCTTTTCTACCAAATTTATGTAACCAAACTTTAGATTGTCCCGTGTGCTTATCAACAATTAATAGATTTGATCTAAGTAAACTACGTAAACTTTCACATCGATTGCCATTCCCTGACGCAACTAGTGCTCCAAAACACTTCATGAGTGTAGCCATGACCGAATAGTAACGTAAGATCAACAGGTTGTCAAGCTGGTTTAATATTTACTTTCCAAAAGTAATTTGGAGTATTTTTTAGCAAGCGTATCGGTAGAGAAAATTAAATCAACAGCACTTCCTGAAGTAATACTTATCTTTTTAGCCGTACCTTTCGGTAACTCTATAACTAAATCGCTGGGCTCATCTGGTCCTACTCTATTTAAAGATAGTGGGACTCCATCGACTATAGAAATTACTTTATTGTCTCTACAAAACACAATATCTAGTGGTGAAATAGTATTACGCATCCAAAACTTTCTTACTTTGGCTCGTTTAAATGGAAAAGACATCACGGGTGGTGGCCAAACTTTGTACATTAATCCACGTATTTGTTCTTCCTCAGTGATTGCTACTAAAGTTTCTAACTTTTGGTCACCTAAGATAATTATATCCATCAGCCTGCCGAAACCTCAGTGCTACGTAATACTTTTGATAATTCAGCGTAGTATTTCTTATATCTTTCAAGTTTAATTATGTTTTCACGCTCTATTTTGTTTACGTTTCGTTTTTTATTCTTTAACTTAATCTCAGCCTCGGTGGCATTATGATGTTCAACTAGAGCGCGCGTCATTTCAAATACAGAAGACAGTGCTTCAGATACATCGGCTACATACTGTACCATCTGAGCTGCAGTTGTGTGACGATCTTCTAATAAATTCTGCGTGTGATCGAGCAGCCGGGTTATTTCTTGAGTTTTCAAAACCACATCGCGTTTCATTCTATCTTTTTCATCTGGAAGTAATCCCAAACGAGTGCGACGCCACCAGCGTTGTAAAGATTTCTGAGCCAACTTTTCTATGTCTGGTCCATACAAAGCTGTTAATTCTTTTTTATACATCTCTTCTGATTGTTCTAATAACGTTTTGAATCTGTTCCCCTCAACATTTAAACACCTCTTAAATGCATTTAAAACTTTATTGTAACGCACTAGAACATCACGATATAAATTCATAGCAGTTGCAATAGACTCCTCAGATCCTTCCGTCTTCAATGCTACGGTCAACATTCCAAACGCCTGCCCGCCAATCTTATTGATAAGTTTGTAATCATCAAATAACATTTTATATTCATCCGGCGTTATCTTTTTCATTTGCTTAGTAATATCTAGCAACTTAGTAACGTGATGAATATCTATTAATAAAATATCCCTAAGTAACCTTAGCGCTTCTTCTGGATTATCAGGAACAGGTGGAGCCGGAGTAGGCTCCGCTGGTGCTGCGGTTGGAAGCGGGGGCAATTTTCCTTCAGTTGCCGCTTCGCTTAGTACAGCGTTGTGACGTTTCATCATGCGATTAAATATTTTTATAAACCGATCATCAAACACGCTGTGCATCGCTAATAGTTTATATGCTGCCGCCGGAATTGAATCCGAATCACTACTAGATAAGTTTACTTCAAACTCATCTAAATAGTCAATCAATGATGTGGTAGTGTTTAATAACGCAATCCTGTCTCGATCGGCATCTTGTCCTCCCATTATAGGATATTGTGTAATCCATGTCCATGCCCTGCTGCCCCACCACGAACCAAATTTCTCTAACATATTCGTAGAACTGGCGGCAATTGGCATAGGCATATCTTTCTTACCCTTGCGACGTGTATTACTATACTCCTTTTGAGAATCAATTATCCGGCGAGCCTCATCAATAACTTTCTGATACCTAGTTGCCATCTCCTCTAGGTAACGTCCTATTTCGTTAGGAAAAGGGTACTTAATGTTACTAGCTGGCAAACCTGCGCGTGGATCTCCCCGCCCATTAATTCCACGTTTAAAAGCAATTAGCTGTGCAATAAGGGTTTTTACTTCCTTATTCCACTGAGCTTTGCGTTCTCTGATATTCTCTTGAGAGGAATCTTCAGACCGTTTTCTAGCAATGATTTCCAGCCGTTCCGCCATACTGGTATGCGGCAATATTATACACCCCAAAAAGGTTTCTCATTACTAATCCATCGGACAGGCTTTAATCTAAATTTTACATCTAAACAGCGCCAGCCTCCACACTTGCACACTAATCTTACTGGCATTCTATCATATGGCGAATACAAACTAAGAGATCCAGCTTCTATTGTGAAGCGCCTTCTTTGCATCATTTTACGATACGAAACTGGATCTGCTACCAAACTACTTCTATATATACAACGACGCGAATGGGGTTCCACCTCAGGAAAAGAATAATTATAATTATAATGTAAAACAAAATCCGTCACGTTGCCGGTAGCATATGTGACCTCCATACGAAAATATCTTTTACCACAAAGGCTACACCTAACCCTATTCCTTAAAAGATTAACCTCTTTATCAGAAACCTTTGCAGGGTTTCCTAAAAAATCTCTATTCCTCTTCATCTGGAAATTCCAACGATCTTGTAACGTTTGCGCGAGAATACCGTTTTGGTAAGAAATCATCTAAATCAATTTCTAATTCTTTGAAGTAGCTACATTTTGAACAACAAATTTCCATGTACAATACGCTGCGAGTGTCGCGTTCCTTATCAGGATAAGCAATCAACCTTACTGCTTCAAATGATTTAGTATAAAAATGTGTCCCAGATTTAAAATTGAATGGCATAGGAAAACGCGGCATTAATGCCAACGGGTTGCTTGCCGTCGGTCTACGCTGAATGGAAAATTTAATTTTATTTTGTTCAAACTCAGAACCCGACTCGCATAAATATATTGGACATCGGGGTGAATATGGAGCATAACATATACTACACCGCAGTCTTGAAATATAAAGTTTTAATCTAGATTTTAAGTCAATAAGTATATTATACATTCAGGCATCCGTTATGGAGCCTTCCTTCTTCTTGCTTTTGAAGCTTGGGCTTGGGCTTGGGCTTTGGCTTTGGTTATTAATTCTGGTATCTTCTTTTTTGGTGGTATGATTTCGTCAATCAGCCCGAACTCTTTTGCCTGGACAGCGGTGAAATAAGTATCATCCTTACAAACTTTACTTATTTCTTCGACGGTATGACCACAGTGCCGAGCTAGGGTTTCATATAACCTTTCATTCCATTCTTTAATGCGCTCAGCTTCGTTAATCATATCCGTTCCGGAACCAGACATTTCGGATATTTGCATTTGGTGGATCATGATTAAACTATTAGGGGTAGCTAATCTTAATCCTGGAGAGCCAGCTGCTAATATGGTTGCAGCTGCAGAGGCTGCTTCCCCAAGACACACCGTTCTGATAGGACATTCCACATAATTAATAGCATCGTAAATGGTAAACAGCCCATCGTGAAGAGTTCCGCCCGGCGAGTTTATATAAAGAGAAATCGGTTTAGTTTTACTTTGACTTTCCAAAAACAAAAACGTGGCCGCGGTGGTGGTTGCTACTTCGACATCTACAACATCCGCTAAGAAAACGATCCGCTCCTTAATCAGACGGGAATAAATGTCATACAACATTTCTCCATCCCTGGTTCTTTCATAAATCATGGGATGGATAAACTGGTGACTTTTGCTCATACCTTACCTACCTAATGATTATTTATGCTGTAATTAGCATAAAGAGAATTTGATTTCCTCTTTAAATTCAAGAGGTTGCGTACTGTCTTTCAATTTTTTCCAAGTGTTCTGCGCAAGCAATACAGGTATCTGCCTCGGGATGTGCTTTTAATCTTTTTTCTGGTATCTGCTCGCCACACTCTTCACACACACCGAAGTTTCCCTGCTCGATTTTAAGTAAAGCAGCATCAATTTTACGTAAAGTAGCCATTTCTAGCATAGATAACTTCTCTGTGATGGAACTTAAAATTTTTCCCTGTATCAAATCCACATCATCCCCTTCGGTGTCCAAAGAATTGTCCATGTTTAATTGATTCAGCAGTTTCGTACGTTTATCTACGAAGTACTTCTTATATTCTTTTGTTTTATTCTTCATGACCTTGCTATGTGAAAATATTTATATATCAAGGTCGTCGAATAGGCATCCTCGACTACAGGAAGGGTTTTAAATACAAAAAACCCAGCTCTTTTTGAGAGCTGGGTTCTTCGCTTTTCGTTCTAAACGATTAGGCAGAAGCCTCCTCGTCCACCGAGCGCACGTTCTTGAGCGCCTTGATGTTGACGGTCTTCGCTGGGGGCTTAGCCTTCTTCTTGTCGTCATCTTCCAGCTGACGCTTGAAGATAATGTAAGCTGCATCGGGATGATTCTCGATGTAACGAACACCAACCTCCCAACCATTGTATTCAGCCACGCCCTTGTCGCGGGTGAACACAATCTCGTCCACCGGAATCTTAACCGAGTCACGCTTGCGCTGATAGGTCTGCTGACCCTTGCGCTGGAAATACGGACCCCTCACAAATTCCGGTTCCTCGCCATGCTTCTCCTCGAACTTCTCAGTTGCCTGGGCAACCAATAGTTCGTCATCACTGTTCTTGTCGCCATCAACGTGAACTTCCTCAACCTGAAGCTCCGCATCAACTACGCCTACACAAAGGCAAAAGATGTTGCGGGGGCTCTTGGTACCCGGCTTACGTCCACGCTTCTTGGGTTCTGGGGTTTGATTAGCCATGTTCTGTACTCTCCTGGTTAGCTTTATTTTCGTCTTGCGACTTAACGGATTTGAATATACCCGATAGCTCTGCTTTTGTCAACACTAGTTACCTTTTTTTTCAGCACACCACAAGTGCTCAAATTTCTAAGGCTTTCTGGTAA